TGCGGTGATCCCCCCAGGCGGTGAGGACAAAGTAGTATTCGCCCTTGATGGCGTCCTTGTCCGTCTCATAGATGGCGCCGACATCGTAGTTCTGGCGGCTGTAGGAGAAATCGCCCACCACTGGCGTCACCGCCCGGTCGTTGAAGATGACGGGAATGCCGATGACCTCCTCCGGCTTCTTGCCCCAGAGGCTTTCCGCCCCGTTGGCCATGATCTGGATGGCCGCGAAATAGTCCGACTTGCGCATCACGCACTTGGCGTTGGTGGCGAAGAGTTCGGGCAGATCCGCCCAGGCGTTGATGATGGCCTGGATCAGATTGTCCCCCTCTACCTCCTTGATGCTGTTGAGGTAAAAGCTCATATGGTCGTGGGTGGTATCGGAAACCGTGCGGAAGGCGTTGATCTTCTCCTTCACCGCCAGCCCGGAGCGCAGGGCGTTTTCAATGGTGCTGACCAGATTGGTCTCTGTACCGTGCAGGACGGTATCCTTCACTGTGGCGTAGATCTTGGTCTTGAACCGGCCGTAGGACACCGCGCCACCAGACATCTCAATCTCCCTGGCGGTCTCCTTGTCGGTCACGTCGGCCAAGTCCGCGTCCTCAATGTCAAAGGTGAGCACCGGCTCCTCCAGGCCGGAGATCTGGGAGACCGGCTCCACCAGACGCAGGCTGTTTTCCTCTACCGGCTCGGTGATCAGCTCATTGCTCACGTTCTTGGGCAGCAGGTTGTCCCCATAGCCCAGATCCGCGCTGGCCGCCGGAAGTCCCCCCAACCCCTCGTAGGTCTTGCGCACATCGCCGCCCAGCAGAGCGGCGCGGTAGAAGGCCGCCTTGGCTTTGAACTTCACCGTCTCGGCGTCCAGGCCGCCGCTTTTCTGATGTACCGTCAGCGCAAGGCGCTGCTTCTCCTCCTCCGCGTCATGTTCCTCCTTGAGGAGCTTCAGGCGCTGGGCCAGCTCGTCCCGATGGGCGGTCTTCTGGGTAATCTCCTCCATCGGCGTGTTGGGGTCCGCCGCCTTCTCCGCAATCCAGGCCGCGTCTGCGGCCACGGCGGCCTCCAGGGTGGCCATCTTCTCTTTCAGTTCAAATAAAGTCATCTCTATCATCCCTTCTGCTGTAAATACTGCTTATTCTCCGCTATGATCCGCTCTCGTGCCGCCCGTTCTGCGGCGTCCGAGAGGGCGGTCTGAAGCTTGAGCCGTAGCGCCTGGATCTGTGTCTCATATCCGGTCAAATCGGCCCCTTGCAGGATTTGGAACGCCTCGTCCAGATTGGCGGCTCCCTTTGTGACCCCCGCCCTCCGTTGGGCGGGAACCGCCACAAAGGAGACCTCATAGGCGTCCTTCGCCCCCTCCAGATTGCCGCAGCACAGCCGCCCATCATAACGCTCACCCTGGATATGGCCGTTTTTGCAGAGGAATTCGCCGCTACGCCAGTCAAACTTCTGCGCCTCCCCGCAGATAGAGCAGGTACACGACTGCACCGCGCAGCTTACTGATACCTCCTTCAGAATGCCGCCCTCAATGGCGTCAATCAGGGCGGCGTTCTGCTCATTTCTGACCATGTACGCGCTGCCCATCAGGGCAGTCAAAGGGCCGCCAAGGCTGTTTTTCTCCCTGGTTTCCACCGTCTCTGTGCGGTAAATCCGGGCGATCTGCTTTTCTGCGCTCCACCGGTGGTCCATGAGACAGGGCTTTCCCTGGAACAGGGGAGCCAGCTCCTTCAGGGTCTGCTCGGTAAACCGCTCCCCATCCCGGTCTACCTCGTTGTCGCACAGCCTGACCGTAAAGCAGTAGACCTCCTCCGGCGTCAGTTCCTTCCTGCTGTACTGGTTGATCAGGGCAATATCCGCTTCCGGGTCTGCCCGCTGGATCTGTGCCGCCTTTGTTTTATTCAAAATCGATCCCCTCTTTCAGTCCCAGGTTGGTATGAGGTCGCCGCAGCCCGCCTTAATGTGCGCGTCCAAAACGTCAACCGCTTCAGGAGCCGGAATGTATTCGTCTGGTTTTGTAATCAACTCCCGGAGCTGAGAAATCGTCCTATTCGGGTAGTCAGAATGTATGATAACGAGAAAGTTTCTGGTTGCTATTGTAGACTGCGCGACAGGTCTTTTTCTGGTGGGAACATAAAATTCGGCGCCCAGTTTTTTGCGGTATCTACGCATCTCCGGTTCCTTCCTGTCCGCTGTCTGTCTGACTTACTCCATGTCCCATCAGCACCCCCGGCTTATCCTGGACGGTGTACCGCAGGGTGGCCAGGTCCTGGCTGATCATCGGCTCCGCCCCGATCCCGTCCGGGTAGGGCGGTAGGTGGCGGCCAAACCGGATCTCATCCGGCGTTTTCCAGGCGGACCGCACCGCCTTGTAGTCCACCTCCGCCTGGGTGGCGGCGTCCGCCCGCAAAATGGCCTCCATGTCAAACTTGAAGTGATACCCCTGCTTCCTCTGAACTTTGGTCAGCAGCTTCCGGTCCAGCTCCTGCTCATAGGCGGTCACGATGGGGAGCATGGTCAGCATCAGAAACTCCAGCATCTGCTGCTCCTGGGAGCTAAACGACGTGTCCGAGTAATCCCCCAGCAGGTGGGGCGGGATGTTGTACACCATGGCCACGGTAGAGCGGGTAATCTTCTCTACCTCAAAAAGCCGGCTGTCTACCGGAGAGAGATTGAGGCTTTTCGCTTTGACGCCGGATTCCAGCAAAAGAATGTTGCTGGAGGTTTCCTTATAAACAGTTGTAAAGTCCTCAATCATCTCTTTTATCTGTTCCTGTCCCAAATTGTCTGGCGCCTCCAGCACCACCGAGGCATTGATCCCCTTATCGAGCTGCTTGACGCTGAACGCCTGGATCTTCTCGCAGTAGTCCAGTGTGTCATACAGCACAGAGACCGGGTTCACGCCAGAATAGCCGTTTGCCGACAGGAACGGGATATGCAGGATATAAAAGCCGTGGATATAGAATGTAACGCCCTCCTCCGGCACGATCCGATACCACAGCTCCCCGCTGTCTGTGTCAAGTACCGGCGTCACCCGGCCAGGGTCCAATAAGTCCAGGCGCACCAGCCGCCCCCGTCCATCAAAGATCTTCATGGCGTAGCCATTGCCGGAGGTATCCCGGCAAGCCTCCAGTGACTTGAAAAACTGACAGCTTGTCATATTGGGATTGGGGGAGAAGCTGATAAGGTCGTTCAGGTCATCATAGACCGGCGCGGCCCCCTGGTAGAGCTGGACGGGCATGGCGGACAAGGCGTTGGAGACCCGGGAGACGGCGGAAAACAACAGCTCGCTGTTGCGCATGGTGTAGTCCCACCGCAGCCAGTGTGGGAGGCGGCTGTCTCGGATCGTCGGCTTGGACGGCACTCGTCCACCTGGCAGCGCGGCCTTGATAACGCGGTTTCTCCGCCACTGTTTGAGATAAGTCCATAGTCCCATTTTGGATCTCCTCTAGCCCAGGTTAATCACCGTTGTCAGCTTCTTGTCCGGCGGAATCAGGCGTGGATTTTTCCGCAGCCATTCCGTGTGTGCGTCCAGCAGGGCCGCGAATCCGTCAATCTTGCGGTGCTTGTTCTGCTTGGTGGGCAGATAGGTGGCGTTTGGGCCGCGCTTGGTCAGCTTCACATTGCCCAGATACCAGCTAAAGAGCCGGTTGTTGTTGTGGATGATGTTCCCATCCAAAAACCGCTCCTTCAGGTGGTCCAGCGGGGCGGTCAGGGTAAGCTCTCCCTGCGCAACCTCATTCATCACAAACCCATGTTTTTGCATCAGCTGAACCAATAAAAAAGCTTTCGCCCGGTCGTACCCGATAGAGTCAATCCGGTATTTCTCCCGCTGTTCCATAAACCATTGAAAAACAAGATTGTAGTCCACATATTCTCCCGGTACAATCGTCAGCCAGCCATGCGCGATCAGGCTCTCCCAGTCCAGCTTCTCCCGGTCCTCTTTCCTCTTTTTCTCCGGGACCCAGGAGTGCTCCAGAAGGAAAAAATCGTTGTCCGGCAGCGGAAATTCCAGGCAGGCGGAGGTGAAGTCCTCCGTCTCCGCCAGGTCAAACCCGCCGTAGCACCGCGCCTCCCGCAGGGTCTCAAGGTCGATGGTCCGGTTGTTCTTCAGGATGGTCTTGGGGTCCAGGAAGGACAGCTCGTCCACCTGGGTAAAGACGTTGAGCTGCTTGTTGATGAAATTGCTCCGCTCCGCCGGGATGGTTTTGACCCGCTCCCACTCGTCCAGCAGATCCTCCTTGTCCAACAGGATCCCCAGGGAGGGATTTGCTTTCCCCCAGCAGGCGGGGTCCTCCGGCTGGTCCTCCTCGTCAATCTCGTCGATGTAGACGAAAATACGGTCTGCCGCCCGCTGGGCGATGGCGCCGGAGCTGTCCAAAATGTTCCCGCCCAGAATGTAGTAATCCATGAGCGGCCCGTCAATGACGGTTCCCAGGGTGGTGATGTAGAGAATCAGGGGCTGCTTTCTCTTCTTGGTTTTGCCCTTGATGACGTTGATCAGCTTGTAATCCCGGTACTCTTGGATCTCATCGAATACGCCCATGTGGACGTTCCGCCCGTCCAGGTTCTTGCTGTCCGAGGCCAGGGGCTGGAACTTGCTGTTGGTCCCATCGTAGAACATCCCCTGCTTTGTCACCCGGATATGCTTGGACAGCAGGGGGCTGGCCGTCACCTGAGCGGAGCACTCGTTGAAGATGATCCGCGCCTGCTCTCTGGAGTTGGCCAGACAGTAGACCTCCGCCCCTCGCTCCCCGTCCTTGGTCAGGGCATAGGCCGCGTTCCCGGCGATCATGGTGGACTTGCCATTGCCCTGGCCCACAATGACAATCCCCTCCCGGAACCGGCGGTAGCCTGTCTTTCGGGACACCCAGCCGTATAGATTGGCCTCTACAAAGTGCTGCCAGGGCAGCAGCTCCATCCGGTCATAGGCCCCCTTGGTGGGGACCAAAAACCGCTCAATGAACTCAATAGGCCGGTACGCTTTTTGCAAATCAAAAGCCCAGGGATAGTCCGGGTCCACTTCTGACCGCTCCAGTTCATCCAGAAACCGCCGACAGGCTTGAATGCGCCGTTTACCGGACACGATGGAACCGGACACGACATCTGCCGCATACTGATAGGCTTTGCTGGCACATACCTCTGCGGGGACGGAAGTTTTAGAAGGTGTCAAAGCTATCGCCGCCCTGCTGGTCTTTCGGCTCCTCCTTGGGGGTCAGGTCGGTGAGCTGCTTGATAATTTTCTGATAGTTCGCGTTCATGGTGTTGTACAGGTCTGCCGCAGGCCGCTTGCGCTGGTACGGCTCCTGATCGCCCTGGGAGAACCACTCGGTAAACCCGTTTTGGTTCAGGCCGTCCTCCAGGTCATCCAGAGAGATACGCATAAAGGCCGCCCGCTCAATCAGGCCCTCAATGATAGGCTTTTTCTGCGCGTCAATCGCGTCAAAGTTCTTTTTTAGACGGGTGACTTCTGAGCTGATTTTCTTTTCCAGCGCTGTTTTTACTTTTTTAGCCAAGGAAGTCACCCCTCTTTTTGGATTTTTTGGGGGAGGGGTCCTATAGGAAACCCCTCGCGGTGTCAAGGAAGG